CAGCGGAACTTACTTAGGTCATGGATCTACAGAAGGAAGTTACGAAGGATGGTACAATAGTTCTAATAGCGTCACCGATTGTCAAGGTTATACTACATGGGTAAGATAAAATGAAATATGCATATGTGTCAAAAGATTTGATTGTTGAAAACATTATTGTTTGTGAAGATGCCGATTTTAATAAAATGGCAATGTATTTACAGACACCAAACATGACTGGAATGTGGATAAAGATCACAGAAGGATCTGGTCGTGCTAGAATAGGAGGGTTGTATAACCCAGAAAAAGCAAAATTTTATGATGCTCAACCATTTCCAAGTTGGAAGTTAAATCCAAAAACTTTGGAGTGGTATGCCCCAGTAAATGAACCCGAGGGAAAACATTTTTGGGATGAAGATTTACAGAAGTGGGTAGAGTTAATAGTAAATGATTGTCCAGAATGTATGATTGATTAAGTTATGGATTTTATGATGGAAATCCCAGATGCAATGTCTGGTGATGATTGCGATAGTATTATTTCTTTATTTGAAAAAAGAACAGACCTTCATTATAAAGGTCAAACATCAAATGGCGCTAATAACCGTATCGACACCAGTATCAAAGAAGATACTGAGATACTTATAAATGAAGATCTATTTAATGACACCGAATGGAGTAGTGTATTATCGTCTTTGGTAAAAGCAATAGGAACTTCTGTTGATGAGTACAAAGAAAAATTTTCCGATGGAAATAAAATTGGAATTGATAGTCTTCGTGCTTGGCAGATTGAGCAAAACGCAAACATTCAAAGATTTTATCCAGGACAGGGATTTAAGAAGTGGCATTGTGAGAGTGGATCACGGGAGTTTTCTGCCAGGGTATTAGTATGGATGCTATACTTAAATACCGTGACTGATAAAGGAGGAACCGAATTCTATTTTCAAGATAAAACTTTTAAAGCAGAGAAAGGAAAGATGGTTATTTGGCCACCTTTCTGGACACATTTTCATCGGTCGGAAGTAAGTCCTACACAAACAAAGTATATTATTACAGGATGGTTTGAGTTTTCTTAACATGGCATATCAGTTATTATGGTACAAAACACAGCTTCCCCTAGATGTAGTTGATTGTTTTTTAAAAGAGAAAGAAACTTTTGAGAAAAAATTAGAACAATCTTTAGTTAGTTCTGATGATGACCCAAATGAAAGCATTAGAAGAAGTATGTGTTCTTGGATTACAAATGAACACTGGATATCAGGTTTTTGTTATCACTACATTTTGAAAGCAAATGAACAAAATTTCAATTATGATATCTGTTCGTTTAGAGACAAAGAAATACAATACACATCATATTCTTCTGGAGAGTATTACAACTGGCACGTAGATACTTCCCTTGCCGTAAAATCAGATTACATGAGGAAGCTTTCCTTTAGTTTGCAGTTGTCATCACCAGATGAATATTCTGGAGGAGAACTTCAATTTTTAAGTGACGACAATATTTCTTATTTTGCTCCTAAGTCTCGCGGTTCTTTAATTGTATTTGACAGTAGATTGCGACATAGAGTTAGGAAAGTTAAATCAGGTTGCAGAAAATCTTTAGTAGGATGGGTTGAGGGTCCAGCATGGCGGTGAATAGTAATTGGGGTCTTATGTATGAGAAAAACTTTTTAGATGTATCTAACTTCATAGAAGACCCACCAAAAGAAAAAAAATTTATAAAGTATGTCGATAATAAAATTATCGAATATGGTCAAGGTGATATTGAATATGGATCTGTTTCAAACTGCTCCTCTAGATACAATTACCCCAAATATAAATCACTTTATTACGAATGCAAATCTAAGGTAGAAAAAATAATTGGAGAAAAATTATATCCAACATATTACTATGATAGATTTTATTTTCGTGGCAGTGATTTGAAACCACACATAGATAGACCCTCATGTGAGATAAGTGTATCTTTGAATATTAGCACTAACTTGGAATATGACTGGCCATTATTTTTTAAAGTTGGCGAAGACATTCATGGAATTCCAACAGATTCTGGAGATGCTATAATTTACAAGGGTATGAATATAGAGCATTGGAGACAGACATTAGTTGGATCTAAAAAATCTTATTACCACCAAGTGTTCTTTCATTTTGTTAGAGCAGATGGACATTACTTAGAGTATGCATACGATAGACTATGAATTGCAAATCATATCAAATTTTTCCAATCAATTTATATGAATATGAAATAGAAGATAAATCTATAAATCAAAAAATAATTAAAATTCTTGAAGAGGAAGAGTTTATTAATAATGGCAGTAATGATGTACATCCAATGACAAGGTGCTATCAGACACATCATTACCTTCATAAAAAAATAGAATATCTACCAGTTATATCTTTTATAAAGGACTGTTTAGAAACTCATAGAAAAAATCTAGATTTTGACTGTGATGGTTTTGATATTACCATTTGTTGGGCAAACAAATATCCAAAGTATACGGCAAGTAACCAACAAAACCACACTCATAAAATGAGTTATATCAGTGGTATATACTATCTTACAAATGGATCTCCAACATATTTTTTAGATCCAGTTACTAATAGAACTTATAATAGTTTAGAAGTCAATAGTAAAGAAAACATTCGTCAATCTATATTTGCGGCAGAAGAAGGTAAATTGGTTTTATTCCCAAGCTGGATAGAGCATGGAACAATTCCTCACCAGGATGTTTATGATCGATGGTCTATTGCTTTCAATGCAATGCCCACTGGAAAAATCAATCCAAAATTTAATAAGAGTGGCAATCCTAGTTGTATTCTGGAGGTAAAATGAACGATAGTATTTTTGAGGTAAATAGAAATTTTGAATTGTTAGTTACTGATATTGGTAATTACAAAAACAAATTAATTAGTATAAAAAATTTCCTAAAATATCCAGAAAGTTTTAGAGAGTTTCTTTTGTCCATACCAACACAAGAAACTATCAAAGAAGGAAAATCACCAAGAGGATTTTATCCAGGGGTTCAATTATATTTGACGTATAATTTTGAAATGATGGAAGATTGTTTAAGATTTCTGATGTGGGAACACTATGGATATAAAGTTGACTACTTCAACTTTTCATTTCAGTATATTGATGGGAACAAAAAAGTTTATAAACAATCAAACAATCCACATTGTGATCAAAAATCTATTGCTGGAAATTTGTTTTTAAATTACAAAGATGAAATTGATGGAGAAACTGGAACTGCTTTCTATAGACTTAAAGAAACTGGAGAAGAATGTTTTTTCCCAAATAGTTGTATGTATAGAAAGCATAGGTATGGATTTACGTCTCCTGATCTGAGGTTAGATAATTTTGCTCCACCAAAAGAAGATGATAGATATGAAATGTATCATTTGTCTCCAGTAGAGTTTAATACTCTAAATCTCTACGAAGGTTCCTTATTCCACAATTCTTTTATAGAAGCAAACACTTTCAAAAAACATAAGAGAATGACTTTTTCTTTTACTGGATAAATAGTTTTGCTTAGTATAAGTAGATCGAAGAATGTCCGAACTGAACGTAACACAAATCAACTCTGGCAATATTGATGTTGGTAGGGTTAGCACAACCGTTGGGGTTAGGTTTGTCGGATTTGCTGGCGAAGGCAACTACCCATCAAACCTAGGATCTACTGATGCTGGGTTAATGATTTTTGATTCAGATGAAAATATATTACTCTTGTGGGACGGAAGTGGTTGGCGTAAAGTTCAAAGTACAGCTGCTGTTTTGGATGGAACTAGTGCCGCGAATGCTAACAGTTCTGCTTTGGCAATTTTAGTTGATATCATTGCTAGTGGCGGAACAACAGCAGATGTTCAAGCACTGGAAGGTCCACTTTGGTTAAACCCAGCAAAATTTTCTGGATCAAATAGTGGAGCATCTGCTTTTCAGGTTTGGTGTGATATGACCACTCAAGGAGGTGGATGGACCTTAGGAATTAAATATGATAGAGATCAAGCAACAAGTAGTTTGTTCTCATTAGCTCGTGATGGTGGAAGAACTTATACAAACAATACTGGATTGAGTACATTAAGTCCAAATGGTAGTTTATATGAAACTCTAGATGTTAGAGATTTGATTAATATTAATAGAAACATTGGAAATTATGGCGGTAGATGGATGATGCACTGCTGCACAAATGGAGTATCAAATGTCACAAGAGCAGATTATACTGGTCATAACTTCTCATCTACTGGATATACTGGAGCTAGTGTATCCGCTGGATCTTCGACATCCTTAAATATCTCCCCTGTGTTTACACAGTTCCACAAAAATATGCAGGCAGATCCATCACAGTTATGGAATACAGAAGGTCCTAACATTACCAATAGTGGTCAAGGTAGCGGTAATACATATCAAGATTATCAAGTTACAGCAGATATTGCTACATATGGCGGTGGTGTTTTCTATAAACTAGGAGATGATGCTACTAATCCATCAGAATCTTATATTATGACTAACTCATCTAACGTTGATAGTAACAGTGATAGCTCAGGTAGAGTTTTAAGACAAGATTTTCTTGACGGTAATCATATGTTCTCTTGCCGTTCTAGGGAAGGTAGTGTATACTGTTCTGGAACAAACCAAACAGGAAGCTTGACTGGTCACAACTCTCCTGCAGTTAACTGGGGATGGTATTCTGCGGATGGATCTCAACAATCATATGGTTATTCTTCTGATAGAACAATTGGAACTCACTGCAATAGCAACTTGGGTAATAGATATAGACCAGGAAAAAGAATGAACTATATGTTTATTAGATAAATAATACACACACCATTCACTGTGATAACTATGGATCCCGCACAACTGAAAGCAAATTTTGAAGAGCAAATCGCTACTACCGATAAGCAAATCAAAGAACTAGAAGAAAATCTAGTCAAGGCAAAAGAATACAAGATCAAACTTCAAGGTGGTCTTGAAACTCTCGGACTTCTAGAGCAAGAGCCAGAAGCACCAGCAGAAGAAACACCTGCTGAATAAATACTAAATCCCTTCTTCCTAAATAGGTAAGAAGGGATTTTTTGTGTGTAATGGCATCTCCAAGTTCTAGGGCTGATCTTATCACTTATTGTAAGAGGCAGCTTGGTGAGCCTGTCCTCCAAGTTAATATTGACGACGAGCAGGTCAATAATGTTATCGACGATACCATCCAGTTCTTTCAGGAGAACTGCTACAATGGTATGGAGAGAGCATACCTAAGACACAAAATCAATGCTGATGATCTAACAAGATTTGATGGTGAAGATACTACATCATCTGGAACTACGAACTGGGAAGAGGCAACAAATTATATTCCCATTCCAGATCATGTTGTAGGTGTCACCAGAGTATTCGGTCTAGTCAGCAACTCAATCCGTTCAAACCTTTTTGGTGTTGAGTATCAACTGTTCCTGAACGACTTGTATGCGTTTGGATCACTTGACATCCTCAACTATTACATGAACAAGCAGTATCTAGAGACGCTAGATATGGTCCTGAACAATGGATCATTCCAGCAGTTCAGATACACCATGCGTCGTGATCGTTTGTATCTTGATATCAATAAGTCATTCCTCAAAGAAGATACCTGGCTCTTGATTGAAGCACATCGTCTCATCGATCCTAATGATGCGACTGAGATGTATAACGATATGTTCGTGAAGAGATATGCTACTTCTCTTATGAAGAAGCAGTGGGGTCAGAACCTAATCAAGTTCAACAATGTTCAACTGCCTGGTGGTATTACCCTCAACGGCAGAGAACTATACACAGACGCACTAGCAGAAATTGAGAAAATCGAATCAGAAGTTCTCAGCAAGTATGCTATTCCACCTATGGATATGATCGGATAAGATGCCTACTAGTCCTTACTTTCCAACATACTATCAGGGAGATTCTGGAGAGCAAAACCTCTACCAGGATCTAGTTGACGAGCAAATTAAATTGTTCGGAACAGATATCTATTATCTGCCTAGAACTTTACTGCAAGACAATACATTAGAAGAGGTAAGATACTCTAAGTATCAAGAGCAATTTCAGATTGAGATGCTTCTACAAAATGTAACTGGATTTGCTGACGGAGC